GCCAAAACACTGACGCATTAAAAAACCAATGAAAACAATCTGGGCGCCATTACCTGGAAGCCAGACCTTGTTTCTGACTTGCCCTGTATATGAGGTATTGCTTGAGGGTACTAGAGGAGGGGGTAAGACCGATACCCTACTCATGAGCTATGCTCAACACGTAGGAAGAGGCTTCGGGGATCATTGGCGAGGTACCTTATTCCGTTTAACCTACCCCCAATTGGCAGACGTGGTTGCTAAGAGTAAGCGCTGGTTCTATCAGATCTTCCCAGGTGCCAAATTCAATGAGTCTGACTATGTCTGGAAATGGCCAACAGGAGAGATGCTGTATTTCCGTTATGGGGCTAACGAAAACGACTACTGGAATTACCATGGCCACGAATATCCTTGGCTAGGGTTCGAAGAGCTCACTAACTGGCGCAATCTCTCTTTCTACGAGGCAATGCATTCCACTTGCCGGTCATCCCATCCCGGCATGCCAAGAATGGTAAGGGCTACCTGCAATCCATTCGGAGTAGGTCATGCCTCTGTGAAGGAGCGATTTCAGATTGGAGCAAAACCGGCAGGACAAATCATCAAACAAGAAGGCGCATTACCCAGAGTCAGAATTCATTCGACGATTTACGAGAACACACACCTACTTAGAAATGATCCAAACTATCTGATGAGCCTAGAGTCGCTAAGCGATCCAAATAGACGTAGAGCGTGGTTAGAGGGGGATTGGGATATCCACGTGGGAAGTTTCTTGGAAGGCGTATGGCAACCCTCAAAACACGTTGTAGAACCCTTCGCAATTCCACCAACCTGGAAGGTCTGGCGATCAATGGATTGGGGATACGCGAGGCCATATGCCATCTACTGGTTTGCCTTATCTAATGATGGAATCTATTACCTATGGAGAGAGCTCTATGGATACGGCGATAAAGAAAACACTGGCACCAGAGAAGATGCAACCGTAGTGGCCGAAAAGATCAAAAAGATCGAGATACACGATAACCGCCTCGGATATGAATACCGGATAAACCTAGCTGACCCATCCATATTCTCGAAGATAGGAGCAGAGCGATCCATCGGACAAATCTTCAGAGATAAAGGGGTTAAATGGACTGAAGCCTATAACGCCCCTAGAAGTAGAGTAAACGGGGCTCAAGAAATTATTCGGCTTTTAGCAGAGGACAGGCTCAAGATCTTCTCTACCTGCAAGCATTGGCTACGGACTATTCCACAACTGCCGCCAGACTCATTAAACCCAGAGGATGTCGATACCGATGCAGAGGATCATGCTTGGGACGCAACAAGGTATGGGGTGAATCGAGCGCGAAGAACCCCTGATATTATTTGATTAACTTAACAGGCTTCTATTAATTTAATATTTAAGATCAAGAAAATCTATATAAGGTGAGGTTTATCAGTGCCTAGACAAATATCAAGCGCCACTAAATCGAAAGTATCGGGATACAGCTCATCTTCTTTGGCGATGCTAATAGTTTCATATGCAATTGAAAATTCATGGTCCATAAATGACATAGCTGAAGCTGCTGGTGTTAGTCGAATGACAATTAGTAATTGGGTTAACGGCTCTGAAACAAGAGGCAAAAATCTTGCTGAACTGATTCTAAAATTAGATTTAGAGCAGTTTGTTGATTCAATAATTACGCCTGATTCTTCCCTTAATTCTTTGAATGCCAACACAGTGAAGAAGCATGCTGAACTTCAAAAAGAGTGGAGTGCAATAAAGCAAATTATTGAAAAAATTAAGTTAGAACTAAGCGATCCCGGAAAAAAAGTATTAGCAAGAAAATATTTTAGGTATTTTGGATCAAAAATTCTCCAAAAAGCATACGATGGTCTTTGGAATTATGACCCTCTTGTTCTGCCGTGGGATCTCGACGATATCAAAAAGATCACCACTCAAGATGAATACTATGATTTTTGTATGCTGCTTCAACAGGAGCTTGAGGAGGATGGCTTTAATGTGTCAATTGCCGAAAAGGAATACCCCATATCCCTTCTATCCTCCGATGCTTATTCCAAGCTTGGTCTTGACGAAAGTTATCAGCTAGAGAATTTAAAGTCGTTACAGAAGAGTATTGATGCAATATATCAAATTGAAATCGATTGGCTCGGGGTTAATGATGATTACGACAACATACATGACGGAGAAGATAATTTTGCCTGGTTTTTAGAGTGGCTTCATACACCAGGAAGAATTATTGTCGATTTAATTTTTAGCAAAATTAAGGTTGCGACTATATCAAATCAAAACAAGCTAGATTTGCCACTATATTCAATATGTGAAGATGATTATGATGAGGAAGAGCGCACTGAACTCAGAAATGATGAGTTTTCGTATCGGGATGATAGCTTCTCTCTTTACTATGAGGGCCATGAAATACCCGTTAATGAAGTTTATTTAAGGGAATTCTTTGCCTTTTTAGGTTATAAGTTTTATGTAAAGAGAAATTTTCCCGAGCTCAATAAACATGTTGCCTGTATTTCTTGGTCCTGACCTCAAGAACATGTAAATTTTAAATTTATCCAAAATAAATTCATTGTCTTAAAGTATGGGCCTTATAACTTATGAGTGCCCCAAGACTCAAAAGCTCTTCAACAAAAGTGGAATGCCCGCATTAAACATGCGCGCACTCATTGGTCCACCTTTCATAATCGAGTAAAGCACAACCGTAATACTGTCGCTGGGTTTAACTGGAATGCAGATCCAAGTGGTAAAGAGTTCTACAGCCTAAGGGCTAACTTAATCCATGGAACTATCTCTGCGGTCCTGCCTAATGTGTATGCGCGCAACCCAGAGATCTCAATCACTCCAGCCCATAAGGGCGCGGATATCAAACTCTTTTGTGGCACCCTTGAGAAAGTAACTAATAGGGCGCTAGAGCATGCCCAACTTAAGAATCGAGCCAAATCTACGGTAAGAGCTGCGTTGACTTGTAGCTTCGGCATCCTAAAGGTGATGTACCAAAGGAGTGTCCATAGCGATGCGTTTATTCAGAATCGCATTAACGACCAACAAGAGAACCAGCTCGCTACACAAGATCTCCAACAAGATCTTCAAGACGCTAGCCAAAGAAATCATCATGAAGAAAAGCTCTCAGAGCTAGAAGAGCAATTGTTGGCAGGACGAGAGCAATCTGAGGTTTGGGCAGCTGAAGGTCTCGTGATCGATAGAGTCCTCACAGAAAACCTCCTGATCGACCCATCCATCTGTGAGTTCTGGGATTACACCGATGCAGACTGGATGTGCCAAGTCATCCCCATGAAAAGATCCCAAGCTGAAGCTCTATATAAAAAGAACCTTGCCAATGCCAAGATCTATCAGCCGGGACAAGGAGAGGCATCGCATAAGAGGACGAAGCGCTTGGCTTCAATGCAGTTAGATACTGGGCCAGTAATTGACGATCAGCAAATAGCTGTCTTAGAGATCTGGGATAGAGCTACTCAGCGCGTATACACAATGGTGGAGGGCGCTAACGAATGGTTGCGTGAACCCTATTCTCCACCAAGGGCGGGAGAGCGCTGGTATCCATTCTTTCTATTGCCTTATCAGGTAGTTGACGGCCAGTTTGTTGGGCCAAGCCTAGTGGATCTCACTGAACGATTGCAGGATGAGCATAACGAAGCACGAGATCGATTCAATCAACATCGAGACCTATGCATTCCGGGATGGGTAGCTTCCGCTGATATCAATGAGAAGACCATTAAGAAGCATTCAGACTCTCGCTTTGGAGAGATCACCATCGTTGATACCGAAGGCAAGCCGCTTAACCAGGTGATTATTCCTAGAGGGCACCCAAAGATAGATCCGATTGTCTATGACACCAGCGCAGTACGTTATGACTGGGAGCAAGTAACCGGCTTACAAGATGCGGCAAGGTCCACTGTGGTGAGACCCAAGACCGCAACTGAAGCCAATATCTTGCAAAGAGCCTTATCAGGGCGCGTATTTGAATTCAAAGACCAGATTGAGGATTGGTTGCAAGAGATCGCGCAATACAGCGCCCAGGTTCTGCTGCAAGAGCTCACCAAAGAACAGGTAGAGCGTTATGTGGGCGCGCCAATCAGCAAAACAACCATGGTTGATGGCCGAGCTATTACGACCAAAGAGAAAACCTACGACTGGCCAGAACTTACTAAAGAGCGAATCTTTGAGATGGTAGACCTACGTATCCGAGCCGGAACGACGGGTTCGCCTGATGGTATTGAAGAGAAAGAGGGTTGGCTAAAAGTCCTGCCAATGATTACCAGCCTATCCATTCAAATGCAAAACCTGCAGGCAAGAGGGATGGATTACGAACATATCCGTAGCCTCCTACAAGAGACTCTCTTGCGATATGACGATCGAATCGATTCCAATCAATTTATACCAAAGATTGAAAGGCAAGCACCTGGATACAGGGATATTTCAATGAATTGGCAATGGGAAGTCGATAGGGAAAAACAAGGCAAACATCAACATTTAAAAGAGGAGGCAGTAGATGACGCAAGAAGTGAAAAACTTTAGCTCTGGAGTATTAAGTAATGGGGGTTTAATACAGAAGGAGCAAGAACGTGAGGCCAAGCGCCTGCAAGAGCAATTGCGTAAAGAGGCTGAAGAGAAAAATGCAGCAGAAGCCGTTGCCAGGCGCAACAAGGCAAGAGAAGAACGCGCCATAGAAAAAGCGGAGCAAGAAGCCCAAGCTAAGGGCAAGCAATTAGCAGATGAAGAACGACGCAGAAAAGCTGATGAGAAGGCAGCTCAAGATGAAGTGGCGCGACTACAAGTGGTTGCTGCAAAGGAAGCGGCTAGATTAGAGAGGCAGAAAGATCTTGAGCGAAGACTTGCAGAAAAGGCATCACTCCAGCAGGAGGAAGAAGCTAAGCGTAAGACTCAGCACAAGTCTGTTACCTTGCTTGATAGTCTAAGTAAAGAGCCAGAGACCGGAGGAGAGAATCCTGCGCAAGAGCTAGAGGCTGAAGAGGAAAGTGTCGAACCTGTCTTTTCACTAGTGAAAGGTGTAGTGCTGGTACCGGCTGAGATGCCTTTATTGGCATCCAATCCCCAGCCAGAGCCAATAGTTGCCCAAGATATCAGTGAATTACTACCACCTCCTGTTGTACTTATCGTTGAGGCTGAACCGCAAACTCCCATACAAGTCGAGAGTGGTAAAGATCTGATTGAAAGAGTCTTGAGCGCAACCGAGGAGACTCCCAGGGAGCAAGTAGAGGAAGCGACACAATCGAATCGTAGTGAAAACCGATTTCAAAAGATGGCTAATACCAATCGCGATCTTACTAAAGAGAATGAAGTACTCAAGTCAAAGGTAGAAGACCTTTTGGATAAGTTGCATAGCTATGAGATTGAAGGTGAGCTCGTGGGTAGCATGATGGAGTCTGTCGAGAGAAACAAAAAAGAGAAGTGGAGCGAAAAAGCAGCTCAGTCATACTTAAACAAGGATCAGTTCAGCGTTGTTAAAGAGGCTAAGCAGGAGATGCTCAAGTATTTATCTACGAGACAGGGGGAGGTGGATCATTGCTATAAGTCTGAGCTCTTTGTGAAATACATGAACGATCCGTTTTATATGAATGTATTTGTGCAAAACCATGGAGTATTTGAATGGTGGCCAGTGATCGAGACTATTTACAACTCAATAGGCTTGCCAAAACCAGACTGGTCTAAGGTAAAAATTATGAGCCATGAACCACAACCGATTAGGGCTAGAACCGCAACATTGGGCTCACCTGTAGCAAGCTCTGATCAACCAATGGATCGTATAGCCCAGCATCTGGGCAACATGGGAATCTAGCTCTCTATTAAGAAAGGGTTGGTATAGCCAGATTTAAAGTTTGATAAAACTGCGAGAATGCATCTTCAAAAGAAGGCGCATTCTTGTCATAGACCATCACCCTGATGAATTGATCATAGCTATCTTTGGTCTTCGCATCTGACTTAGCGTACTCCATTGCTTTACGAATTTCACCAAGCGGATCAGTCACAAAGGCACTATGTTGACTCGCAAAATCTTCCGCATCCTTTTGGATTACTTGATTTACTAGGTTTGATAGATTGTCTTGGTTATCACTCAGGATGGATGGGTTCTTTTGGGTTATCTGATAAACGTCGTAAAGGTGACGTACCAAAGCGGTGTCGAGCCTTTCATCATCTTTTGTCATCGATAAGGCTAGGCGCCTAGGGAAGGTAATGAGCTTTTCCGCTAATGCTTCACTTAAATCTACGCATGGAACCATGAAGCTAGGACCAGTATTCATGTCTGCTAATGAATCAATTAAGAGGGTAATTGTCTTATCTTGTTTGGGCGCGCGCAATGGGCTATAGTTCACTTCAAGTTTGAGGTTCGCACGCATCCCAGGGCTTACTTCAAAGTGGGTGGAGTACTGAATATCAAACTCAATAAAGTTATTTCTATCTTTTGCATTTCTTGAAATGAACTCGGATTTGAAGCCTGCATTATTAAATGCCAATTCAATATCGGTCTTAAGCTTGCTCATGCTTGATTTGACTTTACTGCTTGTCAGTGCCCCTGTAGATTTTGGCGATGCCTTGATATCCACATCTTCAGAGACTCGCTCCAATAGGCCATAAGCCTTGGATAGGCAAGTACCCCCACAGAAGATCAAATCAAAGTCTGGGTTATTGATGCTGGCGATGGCAGCCAAGGCATCAGTAACCATGAAATCTTTTTCAAGGGCGAATTCAGAAATGCCAAGCTCTAACTCATTGATGACATCTAAAACTTGGAGTCTTTGGGTGTCGTTAATTCTTTTCATAGACTAGGCTACGACTGCCTACTGAGAGCTTGCGGCATACCCTGGCATTGCCAATATTCAGAATAGGAAGCATGGGTACTTGAGTGCTATCACCCTGAATCAGGGCGCGCATATCTTTACCTACATCAGCTTTGATACCCAGTTTTTTCATGGTCTCAAGACCGATGTTGATCAGGCTTTCATCTGCGATGGGTTTGCCAGAGATAGAGGAGGGGCGCGCCTTCACGTAAGTGCCATAACCAAGGCGCAATAACTTACCCTCATCTGAGAGTTCTTTCACTACACGACATACCTGGCGGTAAGTGCCAAATCGATTGAAGTCATCACGCAAGAAGACCTTGCCTTTGGAATTACGTAGGCTGGCCAAGATACGGTCTTTAGTTGTTGCTTTAGCCATCTCGGCCTCCTTTCCTGATTAAGCCTTAATTATATACAAAAATAAGACATTGATGCCCTATTTTTGTATAAGTAGATTCTGACTTAAAACCATATAAAACCTGATATTAAGGCTATTTTAAAGGGTAAAAATACTACCGGGTATGCATGGTTAATAAATGAGGTCATATTCCGTCTAGGGCACCCCAAAGGGGTGGCTTGCGTACCCTTGACGGCCACGACCAAAGAAACGCTCATTTATGCCCAAGGTGGCACAAAGACACTTTGGGCATAAAGACAATACGCGTGCAATAGAACAAAAACCCCAGAAATATCCAATCCTTAGCTAAATCAACCCAATAATGAATGCATGTAGCAAAGGCTTATGCCAATGCTACTGATTCATATAACGCGTTAAAGCTAGAGTCGCGCCTAGTAGCGTAGCAATGGATAGGTTCACGCTCTATCAATCAGGATGAATCAAACTAATTCATACATATAGATAGGGGTGGCATATGCCAATTTCAAATACAGACTTGCAAGAGTTAGCTAAGGTTTCCTTAGATGAGTACTTGCGCAATCTTCCAGTGGATCAAATAGCCGTAGAGAGGCCTTTCCTCAAGAAATTGATGCAGGGGCGAAAGAGCCTGTTGGGAGCCAAGCAGAACGTTGTAGAAAATATTCGTAAAGAGCATGGGAGTAACTTCACATGGGCCTTTGGGGAGGAGACTGTTAAGTTCAATAAGCGAAATACCACTGAGCAAGCTTCATTCCCATGGCGCAGAGCTGTTGATGGTCTCTATATTGACTATGACAGGCTATTTAGCAATGGGATCAAGGTCCGTGAAGGTGGGGCGCGAGGCTTTCAGCTGGAATACAACGAGCGCGTGCAACTGATCAATCTCTTGGATGAGCAGTTAGAGGTCCTGCGAGAGGGCTTTCTCAATAAGCTGGACCTAGAGTTACACCGTGACGGTTCGCACGGCGCCGATGCGGTAGTAGGCTTAGATAGCTTAGTAAGCCTTGCCCCGGATGCCGGTACGGTAGGCGGTATTGATCGAGCTAAAGCAAGTTATTGGCGTAACTACGCTGTTAAAGACATTGCCTCAACATCGCCAGGTAACTTAGTAGGCGAGATGGAGACTGCTTGGCGCCAATGTATTAAGCATGGCGGTAGCCCTGATTTCATTAT